CAATGGGAACCGTTACCTACAAATACCGCAGGTTCGTTTAGACTTTCCGCAGGTTCTGCTATTGTAGGAGCACTTAGAGCCAGACAAGAAACTTTAGTTTGGACAGATACTTCATTATATTCAATGTCTTTTGTAGGTCAGCCTTTTGTTTTTGCGGTTAATTTAGTTAATGAAGGGGTTGGGTTAGTTGGACCTAACGCTATGGTAAATACTCCTAAAGGGGTATTTTGGATGGATAAAAAAGGTTTTTATTCGTATACAGGTCAAATACAACAGATGCCCTGTACGGTAGATGAGTATGTTTTTACCGATATAAACCAAACACAAAGTTATCAGATATTTGCTTTTTTAAATAAAGCTTTCGATGAAGTGGGTTGGTTTTATTGTTCAGGTACAACTAATGTTATTGATAAATACGTTACTTATAACTACGAAGAAAATGTATGGATGATAGGAGAGCTATCTAGGACTTGTTGGTTAGACGAAGGTGTTTTCCCTAATCCTAAAGCTACTTCGTCTAGTAGCGAAATTGGTTATCTTTATGACCAAGAAACAGGATTTGATAATGACGGCTCTGCGATGACTAATGTATTTATAGAGTCTAGTGATTTTAATATAGATCCTGCAGGAGAAGACTTCCAAGCTATAAGTAGAATAATTCCTGATATTAAGTTTATAGGAGAAGCTGATTTAGGAAGTAATGGTCAAAAAGTAGATATTGTTTTAAAAAGAAGAAACTTTCCTGGAGAAGAATTAACAACAGCGTTAACCACTTCTTGTACATCAGTTACGACTAAAATAGATACACGGGTAAGGGGGAGACAAGTAGTATTACGTATTCAATCAAATGATGACGATGTAAATACGATAGGTATGTCGTTTAGAGTCGGAGCCACACGTATGGACTTTAAGCCTGACGGAAAAAGATAATGGCTAAGCTGCTGGAAACAAAGCTGCCTTATGCTACGGGACCTGTTACATCTGTTACAGCTGCTTTTCTTTTTAATAGATTAGTAAGAATTTTAGAATTAAGTTTAGGTCGAGTAGATATAGGAGCAACGGTAAACGTTAATGAAACTCAAAGAAACTTAAATAAGTTCAATGTTGGTGATGTTATTTGGAATTTATCAACACAACAGCTACAGATATGGACAGGAGAACAATGGGTAAATATATACAAGGGTTCCGAGAATGGAGTAGAAGGTGTTGCGACATTAGGGAAAATTTCAGTCTCACTAGACGGGGCAACAACAGTAGTAATAGGGGATATAGCAACGGGCTATGGAACCGAACAATGGTATACATAAGGAGAACCAAAATGGATTTGAATAAATTAAGAGAAGAATTAACTTTTGACGAAGGATGTATTAATAAGATATACCTAGATCATCTAGGGTACGCAACTTTCGGAATAGGTCATTTAGTTCTTGAAACAGACGCAGAACACGGACAAAAAGTCGGTACTCCTGTTTCGGAAGAACGTGTTAAAGAATGTTTTGAAAAAGATATACAAAATGTTTTTGAAGACTTAGATAGAAATATGTCATGGTGGAAAGATTTGCCTGAAGATTTAAGTTTAGTTATTGCTAATATGTCTTTCAATTTAGGTATTACTCGTCTAATGAAATTTAAAAACTTTCTAACAGCAATGCAAAATAAAGACTGGGATAAGGCAGCCGTCGAAATGCTAGATAGTCGTTGGGCTATACAAGTAGGTCCAAGAGCTATAAGATTAAAAGATAGAGTTTTAAAAGGAGGATAAATGAAAGGCGTAAAACATTATAAAAAAGACGGTACTGAATACAAAGGTAGTTCACATAAAATGGCTGACGGTACTTTGCATACAAATAAAACGCACACTAAGAATAGTGTTAAACTTTTTCATTTAAACGAGTTGGGTAAAAGAGCAACATTAAAAGCTAAAGGAAAATAATAATGGCTAATAGAAGTAAATACCACACCACAAAAGATGGAACAAAAGCTAAAAAAGGTTTGTGGTATAACATAAATCAAAAGAAAAAAGCAGGAAAACCTATGCGTAAAAAAGGAGCTAAAGGTGCTCCAACAGCAGCAGCAATGAAACGTTCTCGTTCTAAAAAATAATGCCTAAAACAGAAAAATCTATAAGACGTACAACAGGTAAAGGTGGTAATTATAGAAAGACTAAATCTGGTGCGGGGATGACTAAAAAAGGCGTAGCAGCTTACAAAAGAAAAAATCCTGGATCAAAATTAAAAACAGCAGTTACGGGGAAGGTTAAAAAAGGAAGTGCAGCAGCAAAAAGACGAAAGTCTTACTGTGCACGATCAGCAGGACAAATGAAAAAGTTTCCTAAAGCAGCTAAAGACCCTAACTCAAGATTGCGACAAGCAAGAAAAAGATGGAAATGTTAATATAAAAATATAAGGAGTATATTAAATGAATGATAATAATGAAAGATTTAGTGGAGACATGAGTCGTAATGAGGTCGAGATTGATCTTAATAAATTCATGGCTATGGTGTCAGAGATAGGCGAACTTAAACAAAAGATAATGGAGCTAGAGAATGACAAAGAACCTGATAATCCTTGGCAAAAATGGATATGGTTATCTAACATGATTGATGCATGGAGAATATTCCCTAGAGCATTTTTAAGTGTTTACATTATATTGCTTTATAAATGTACTATATGGTTTATGGATCTTCCAGCACCAACATTTGAACAATCAGGATTAATTTCAGTAGTCGTAGGAGCAGGAGCTGCTTGGTTCGGACTATATGCAGGAACAGCTAAAGATAAAATCAATAGTCAGTAATGAAGGTTTACATCACTGAATTTAAAATAGGAACTAAAGTTTATGATGGACCTTTTATTTATGCGGATAGTTTTGAAGAAGCAGATATAGAAGCTATGGCATACGGAGTAGTTATAATCGGTGAGGCTATTGTAGTAGACCAAGAAAAAGAAGAATGGAACAGGGTTTTACATTAATAGCAGAACTTGGTTTACCTGTAGCGGGTGGTTTGATAATGGCTTATTTCATATTTTTAATTATGAAACAGCTTATGGGACAGTTAGTTAATGATATTAAAACTGTTGAAGGGATTACTAAGATGCTTATAACTAGAGCGTCTATTATGAATAACGATATCATAAGAATAGATACTAGTGTTTCAAGTGCTTTAAATCTTAAACCTGATTTAAACCGAATAGCTAGAGCAGAAAATTTTGTAGAAGATGGAAAGATAGATGCTAGGAGAGATTAGTGAACATAGTTCAACTAGTTTCCGAGTTTGGATTTCCTGTAGTAATGGTAGTTGGACTAGGTTACTTTGTTTATTTTGTTTGGCAAACTGTAACGAAAGTTATAGACCCTGCGGTAGGGGAAATGAAAAAGACAATAATTAGATTAACTGATCAATTAAGACTTTTAGACCAAGATATGATAAGATTACAACAGAAAGTCAATACAATATTAGAGCTTAGAGAGCAGGAGGTATTGCGAAATGATAATAAAAAAGAAAAGGGGTCGTCCAAGTAAGGCTGATCTACAATTTAGGAAAGAACAAAAAGAAAAAGATCTTTTATTAAAAGTTCTTGTTTGTATAGGAGCTGTATTATTTATTGGTGTATTCGCAGTAAATGTTAAATCAGATCAGATAACTCATAAATTTAAATCACCCTCCTTCAATGGTGTTAATACTTCTAGTCATTACCTGACTATAGAAAATCAAGAATTTAATAGAAAACAAACTATTAAAGACGAGCTGAAAGCTGCTATAGAAGAAGCTGAAAGAGATAAAGAAAATAGTACAGTCCAAAGATTTATTCGTAATTTTGAATCACGAGTCTATGCAGAATTAAGCAGACAGCTCATAGCTAACCTGTTTGGCGAGACCCCATCTGATTCTGGGGTTATCTCTTTGGAAGGTAATACGATAGAATACAGTACAGACGGAGATTTTTTAACACTTAAAATTACGGAAGCAGATGGCACAGTCACGGTTATTACAATTCCTATTGGTAGCTTCACTTTCTAGTTGTTCTATCTTTGATCAGTATGCAGATACATATGAGCAAAGATTTAAAGCACATGATGTTGTATTAATAGACGAACTACATTCTAAGTATTTATTGAATGTTGCGACTCCTGTAATTAGTCCAGTTGTTGCGGTATATCCTACAGCGTTTACAGATCAAACAGGACAACGTAAAAGCAATAGTGAGTTTGCTTTGTTTTCTACGGCTATAACTCAGTCCCCTAGTACGTTATTAATAAGAACTTTAAAACATGCAGGACATGGTAAATTCTTTAGAGTAGTTGAACGTATTGGCTTAGATAACTTAACTAAAGAAAGACAACTTATACGTTCCGCTAGAGAACAGTTTGCTACAGACGAAGAAAAGAAAAAGAAACTTGCCCCCTTGTTATTTGCTGGAGTACTGATGGAAGGTGCTGTTATTTCGTATGATAGTAATTTAGCTACAGGAGGTATCGGAGCTCGGTATCTTGGCATAGGAACTAGTATTCAATACAGGGAAGATAACATTACAGTTAGTCTTCGTATGGTATCAGTAGCTACTGGCGAAATTCTTGTAGAAGTATTAAGTCAAAAAACTATATTTAGTTACGGTAAATCAGAAGACGTTTTTAGGTTTATCGAAATGGGTACAGAACTTGTTGAGATAGAGTTAGGAAACTCTCGAAACGAGTCTACGACTATAGCTTTAATGAAAGCGATAGAAGGAGCAGTCTTAGAATTAATTGAAGTAGGTTATGACAAAGGTTATTGGGTTTTACAAACAAAAGAAAAGGAGGTAGAATGAGATGATCATGAAGAAGTACATACAGCTATTGTTGTGTTTTGCTTTGTTTCCAGTACAAGCGGCAGACAACGAAATTTATTTAGACCAGTCAGGTACTACGCTTAATCTAGACATTGAGCAGCTAGGTATCTCTAACATTATTGGTGGACTTAACTCAGCAGCAGGAAGCCTTACAGCTTTTGATATTGATGGTACAAGCATGACCATAGACATCAATATGATT